ATGCTACGTAACTATTCTGAAGGCAAAGACCTTTTGAATGCGTTAAAGATTCCGTCTGGTAAAAAGATTATTGGTAAAGATTTAATTAATCCTGAATACTTTACTTACGATCCTTCTGGATTACCGAGAGAGTTTTTCTCTACTCGTAAAAAAGTAGAGGATTTAATTAATCTTACTAAAGACAAAGGTTTTGTAGAGCAGCAAGCCTCTAACCATGTTGCCCGTGTTTTAAAAGATGCTGACGCTAAAACAGTCAAGCAATACATGGAAAAGAATGGTGAGTGGTTAGATTTACTGCCAAGCCTTAAATCAAGACTGCAAGACCATTACGCTGCTGTATCTCGCGCAGGAAGTGTTGTTCCTAAAACTGAGAAATTAGCGAGTGGGTTAAAGACAGAGATTAAAAACTTACCTATCGCTGCTCAAACAGAAGCAGAAAGAATTAGGAAAGAGGCAGGTAAATCTGCTGAAGAAGCTATTGCGGCAGGTAAAAAACAGGCTAAAGAACTTACTACTAAAGGCAAAGAAGAAGCCGGTAAGATTCCAATGCCTAATGAAAAGTTTGAAGCGTTAGTCGGCAAAGGTGACACGATAACGCAGATACGTAAGCTGATTACTGATGGTAATACAGATAAATTACGTAGAGCGTCTGAAGTTATTAAGTCTGATCCACAAGTAGCGGCTGCATTTAAACAAGCTGTTAAACAAGAGTTGTCACAGCTAGACCCTCGTAACCTTGCGGGTGGTAAGAATGCTCGTAGTGAGTGGGAAACTAAGTTAAAACCTGCTTTGCTAGAAACCGGATTGATTGATGACAAGTTGGCGAAAGAAGTATCTGAGCGCATGAAGGTTGTGCAGCTTACGATGGAGCCAAGCCAAAAGGCACAGGCATTATTCTTTGTGCTGCGTCAAGCATTATCAGGAAAACTAGGCGAACTAACAGGTGCAGAATGAGTAAGAAAAAAGACAAAGGCGTAAATGCCGAACTAGAGGAAGCGGTGAAGAAGCTATTGCAGGAAGTAATGATGGATAGCACCGCTAGTTTGACTGACAAGTGCAAAGTCATTGATCGTGCAATCAACATCGAGAAACTTAAACAAAAGATAACAGACGATGAGTGGGGTGCGGGATTTGCCACGGATGATGATGAATAGTATTATATGAGTATCTTTCAAAGGGGGATACTTTATGGATGCTATACAGTTGGTTCGACTTGCTCTCGAGGTCATATCAGAGAGATTGTTGGTGATTTTGGCGATGGCTGCGAATATGGCACTCGCTTGTTGGACAATGTGGGGATTAGGATGGGAACGGTTGGTAGCGATGACGGTGTTCGCCATTTTCAGCTATCTGATAATCAAGATGGAAAGGAAGCAAAATGAGAGAAAAGAAAGACCTGCAACTCAAGAGTAGTGTTCCGGGCGCACAAGACTTTAATATGTCGCAAAAATTCGCTAAAGCTATTCGCCCACAGAAGCCTTCTGACGTTACTGAGCGCACTCAAAAATGGCAGCCTGGTCAAGTTCCTATGGGTGGCTTTCGCAGCACCTTTTGCTTTGACGATAGCTACGGAAGCAAACAAAGCCCGACCTCTGGCGGTGGGAAGAAGGTGTACTAATGGCTAATAATATTGCGTTTCAAGCGATGGGTAAGACAGTTAAAGCTAATGCTACTGTCACAGTTCAGCAAAAACAAATGGCTGTTGATTCGCCTTGCTCACAGTATATGCTTGTTAGTCACGAGCCTACGGGAGCAGGTGGTATTCCTGTTTATGTTCGTATTTCAAATAGTGCTACTGGTAATGTAGCGTTACCTACAAATACATCAGCAGAATATGCGTATGTAGTTCCTCCGGATTCAGTAATGGTTGTTACAGGACCGACTGCTACAACTAGCGCAAACGTATTTTTGACGTTTGTAACTGAATCTGGTTCTGGTGAAATTTACGTAACTCCTGGGGAGGGTATGACATGAAGCAATACATTTTAGAAAGAGCAAAAGAACCATCGTCATGGCGTGGTTTGATTTTATTCCTAGCAGCTATTGGTGTTCCTGTTGCACCTGAACTGGCTAACCATATTGTTACTGTGGGCTTGGGCGTTGCCGGTATTATCGGAATGTCCACTAAGGGATGATAAACAGTCGTAGCCTTGATGATTTGCTTCCAGTAGTCAAAGTCAAGGTACAAAAGTTTTTAGACCTAGCCAAAGCTGAAGGCATAGATTTATTAGTAACCTCGACTTATCGTGACCACGAAAGTCAAAATGCTTTGTATGCTCAAGGTAGAACTGCTGCCGGAAAAATTGTTACTAATGCCAAAGCCGGTCAGTCTTTTCATAACTGGCGATGCGCTGTTGATGTTGTTCCTATTGTGAATGGCAAAGCGGTTTGGAATGACAATGGTACGTGGGCTAGAGTTGGTGTAATAGGAAAATCTGTAGGATTAGAATGGGCGGGGGATTGGAAAAGATTTAAGGAGTTTCCTCATTTTCAGTACACAGGAGGAACAACTCTAGCTCAATTGAATCAGGGAGCAACAATTGTCTGATACCAATTTATCTGTCGGTCGTGGTGAAAAGCTATCTGTTAAAGCAGGAGGCGGTCTTACTGCCAAAGGTCGTAAGAAATACAATCGTGCTACTGGTAGCAATTTAAAAGCACCAACCAAAGACAAAAAGAATCCTCGCCACAAATCATTTTGCGCCCGTTCTAAATCATGGAAGGGCGAAAGAGGCAAAGCCGCCAGAAAGAGATGGGGTTGCAGATGAAAGATGGACTTTATGCCAATATTCACCGAAAGCGTGAAAGAATCAGAAAGGGTTCTGGCGAGAAAATGAGAAGTGTTGGCAGCAAAGGCGCACCAACAAGTGAAGCGTTTCGCAGGTCTAAAAAAACCGAAAAGAGAAAATCTAAACGATGAGTCACCCTGCACAAATATTTTTTGTTTCTTCCGTTAAAGAAATGTTTCCAGAGATGTTTGTCCGTAAACAGGTACTGGAAGTAGGAAGTTTAGATATTAACGGCTCTATTCGTGATTTCTTTGAGCAATGCACCTACATTGGTGTTGATCTCGGAGAAGGCAAAGGAGTTGATTTAATCGCTAGGGGTGAAGATTTAGTCTTTGAGGACAAATGCTTTGACGTTGTAGCAAGCTGTGAATGTTTTGAGCATAACCCTAAGTGGGTAGAAACATTCAACAACATGGTTAGAATGTCCTCTAAGCTAGTTTTCTTTTCTTGCGCTACTACAGGTAGAGCAGAGCATGGAACAGCAAGAACGAACCCGTGGGATTCGCCCTTTACTGCCCATGATTACTACAAGAACCTAACTGAACAAGACTTCAGAGATCATTGCGATCTAAGCCAGTTTGAAGAATATGCGTTCTCTACAGATGATGACGCACATGATCTATATTTTTGGGGCATCAAGAAGTCAGAAAAATAAATAAAGCTACACCAATAATTCCAAAGGCTATTGCCATTCCAAGAAATATTCCACTACCAATAAGAATCCCCGTCATATCAAACTCTTTATTTCTTTAATAGACATATCTGTTTTCTCATGAACTAAGAGAATAAAGGTAGCGGAAACCTTTTTGCGATTATGACGCAGTTTACTAATTACCGGCTTACTAGTTGATAAGAACCTAGCTAACTGTCCGTCAGTTCTTAAATCATGTTTGTCTTTAATAAAGTCCAGTAACTTATGATCTGGCATATAGTTATCAACTGTATTCTCCATGTTATCTCCTTACGGTGCGGGTGTTAAAGCACCTTCAAAAATAAAGCTGCCAACGTGCGCTAAGTGAGTCCACGGGGCGGCATAAATCTTTCCACCTGCTTTGCGCCAGATATAACAAAAGTGATAGTCCTCTGACAGTAAGCGGTTTGTTTCCGGTTCTATGCTTGTTGTAAAGTATTCTTTGATCTGCTCTGCGCCATTCATCGTTCCACCTAGATCATGAACATCATTAGAGTAAGATGGAACTTTGTCTGCAAGCTGATCGAATACTTCACGTTTAATAATCATAAAACCTGTGCCGCCATTCCATATCTCTACTGGCTCACTAATAGGTACAGTAACGCTTCCTTCATAGTTTGCTAGGTTTACTACAAAAGAACCTGTGTGATACTTCAATTGATCGTCAGGCACTCCTGCATCCATTGCATTCTTTACCGCCCCCCAATTAATTTCCTTTTTCGGATAAATGCCACACATAATGTCTTTGTCAGCATTAAGCATAGGAATTACATCATTCGCATTAAATCTAATGTCAGCATCAATAAACATTAAATGCGTACAGTCTGTTTTAAGAAAGTTATGAACCATTGCATTTCTTGCTCTGGTAATAAGACTTTCATTAAACATAAAACTCATAAGGCTAGGAATGTTATGTTCTTTAAATACATTGTTTAGTTGCAGTATAGACTGCGTATAAAACCCGTAGCACATACCACCGTACATCGGAGTTGCGATAAAAACTTTAGTCATTGTTTTCCTTAAAATAATTGATATTTATAAACGGGAGAGATCAGTTTCCCTGTGATCTTGCATTTTCTTTTATCGCCTTCCTTTAGCATCCCAACTTCAAGCATTTCATTTACTCTGCCACACACAGAGGAAAGTTCCATGCCTGTTGATCTGGCTAGTTCTTTGCGTGAATATTCAATTCCAAAGTCCATGTAATCAAACAATGCTTGCGCTTGTTTACCAACCTTGCCTAATGCTTTGTGTTCTTTGTAAGCAATAATAGATGTGTCTGCTACTGTCACGATATATCCTCCACTCTCATAACGTATCTGCCTTTAGTATTTTTGCGCCAACCATGCACTTCTATTCGTATTCCGGCATCCCTGACTAGCGCAACCGTAGATGATTCTTGAATCTTTTTAATGCGGTCTGCAACGGCAGAGGCGGTGACTTGTACAGCCAACACCTCGCCTTTTCTAATAGCTAAAATGTCGCACCAGTTCCAAAGGTCTTTCCTTTGCTTAGTGAAAGCATTCCACTTTTCCACCACCTCACAATGGTATCCCTGCTCTCGTAGATAGGCTAAAGACCTTTGTGTGGGGCTAACTTTTGCCATTAGAACGGTACGTCATCATCTTTAAATGGATCATGCTCACGAGGGCGTTTCATTGTTCCCTCTGGCTCTGCCATTGGTTGTTTGCGATAACTAGGATCAGGTACAAAGTTATCTTGCGCTAGGCTAATTAGATTACCTACTTGAGTCTTTTTAACCCATGCAGCAAGTTTCACCTGTTCACCTGCTTTTACATCTCTATCTAATGTAATCAAGCCTTTATAGTCAGGTTGTCTTTCACCTGTCTTTTTATCGTTTTGAAAGAGAACTCCTTTACCTGCTTCTTGATTATGTTGCTTCATATTACCTCCAATGAATTAGCAGCCGCGACAACCTTCATCTTGGTTACTGTGTCTAATGTATCAATTACTTCGCCATTAACATCCTTCAAACGCTTTAGCTTGTCACGCTTTGCGTCATCAGATAACTTGTTACTTCCCTTGATCCTCGCCACTAAATCGTGGAATGAAATTTCCCAACCCGCTAAGTTCCCTGCTGTAGCGTATGGTTCCTCTTGATCGGGAATGTAAAGCGGCAAAAAAGCCTTACCCTCTGCTTTCATCTTCTCCAGTACCTCAGGGGTAATGTCCTTACTGGACTTAATTTCTTCAACAATCTCTGCTGCTCCCATATTCTTAATCTCTGGAGCGTGAGCCTTTGACGGTTTATCCTCGAAATCTTGGACTTCCTCAACGGTATATGTGCCAACAGCGCAGCTTGGGTATATCGCCCGAATACCTTCAGAGATACATCTTGAACGTAGCATAGCTCTTGGGTATTTAACCCATCCCGAATCTGGTCTAACAAGACCGATATTCTTAGCTTGAGCAATAGTCCATGTAACAGATAAGCTACCACCGGCAGGATGAGAAAAAACACCAGTAACCATGTCATCTGCATAATCCTTCCATTCAACCTTACCACCCGCCATTTGAAAACGAGCAAGTAATGCGTCTGCTTTTAATGCAGGTCTGCCCTTGATGATGTGATAGTCACGAGCAGCAATAGCAGGGTGCATACCTTCTGCTTGCGCTATCAGCATTAAAGCCATTGCCTGATCTGCTGTCTGCACCCCAAATAAATTGGATTTTGCTACTGCTTGAGCCATGATCTGTATTTGATCTACAGGCACTATGTAATTACTCATGTCGCATTCCTTTCTCTCATCATTGCGTCTGCATATTGGTAAGATAATTTAGCTACATCATTAGGTGTAGTTATGTGGTTTTCAAGTGTTTTTATAAGTGATGGCATAGCCTTAGCTGCAAAGTAATCTCTTAGTGTCATTCCCTGCTCTGGTTGAGCAATATTGTTTACCGGAAATGCTTGCATCATGTTCTCCTTATTTCAGTAAGAATCTGCGTGAACCTGCCATCTCAACAATGTATTTGTTGTAAACGTCAGGCATTGCTTGTTGGAATAGCTTTGCATCGAACTTCATGCTCGGCTTACTATTTCGCCACGTAACTAAAGTCTTACCTTCAATGTCAAATAGAGTTGACTTAGTTCCCATGTAGTTGCGTATGGCAAGGTCAATTTGATCTGCTTCCGCTTGTAGTTCGTTGATACGGTCTTTGTAGTGTTTAAGAGTGTGACACGCCCGTTCAACCGCCTCAGTAGCGGTGATCGTTTGATTGTCCTCAGTCGGAAATATGATTTTTGCGGCTTCAAGGGAATCGGGGATTGGATCGTTTGTCGAGAAACAATACCCCCAGTAGTTCGCCATTTGCTTAATGAGTTCATCTTTCATCTCACCCGTAATTTCAAAATGAAAAGTACGAAACCTTTGACCACCGAAAAGGACAGCCAGATAAATGTCAGACACGTTATGGCAAGCAGCCTCATGAATAAGCTGCGCCATGTCAGCTTTGGGTATCGTATTAGTTTCCTCATCGAATTTATTGATGACCGAACCTGAGTAGTTTTTAACTTCAACGAGTGTTTTTCCATCTGCGCTAATGTAGTCAAAATGTGATTTAAGCCAGTTTTCTTTTGAGTGTGCCAATGTATAGTCGGCATCCTTCAATTCGATTCTATGCTTGTCTTGAAAGAGTTTAGCAATGGTCGGCTCCATCACCTTACCCATTTGTACTTCTTCAATCTCAGATAGATCAGGAATGTCTTTAAGACCACGCTTCTCTAAAATTACTTCTGTGGCTTTGCCGTTAGCTGCTTTACGGCTATCACCTGACCACCATGCACCTCTACGAACCTCTGGTGCAAAATCACCTTGATTAGGACTTGTCATTGTAAATACTCCTTATTTCGTTTGTCTTGCGCTTTACTGAGAGCATCAAGTAAAACAGTAATTGAATAACCTGCTCCATCACATAAAGCGGCTAGTAAAGCCATTGCAATGGTTATTTGATGTTTGTCATTGTCGGGTGCTGCTTCTTCCAATACCTGCATCAAACTCTCGCAAACGGCTTGCATCTTTTCTGGCGGTAGTTTTTTAAAGGGGGCTGTCACGCATAGCCTCCTCCATTTCTGCGGCACGTTTGACACGTTCGGCATGGGCATCACTAGCATGAACGAAATGGGCAGCTTCCCTGCCACAAAGGTCTGGATCACCTCGCATGGTCATGGCATACATGAAACGGGTAGAGCCGTGAACTGGTTCGATATAAGCGGATAGCTTATGTAGGCACTTGTCGGGGGTGTCGAAAAACTGACAATCGACACATAGTTTTAGGTCTTTTAGATAGGTCATTGCTAATCTCCCTGTTGGGTCTTATCTGTTCGGAATTGAACATTACAGATGTTACTCGAAAACAATCTAGTTTCCAATGGATAATTACTATTACTTTTTGCTAACCTATTAGGATAAACCTATCTGTGGATAAACCTGTGGATAACTTGTGAATAACCTGTGGATAGATTTAATGGAATGATTCTTGCAATATATGGAATATAGATAATAGTACTTATACAAGTACTATACGATAAGATTATATTTCTTAAATATATGAATTTATATAATGCAAAATGCTTAAAAAAAAGGCATAGGTAGCGTAGGTATCGGAGGTAGAGGGGTTTTAAAAGTATAAAGGGGTATAGGGGCATTGGGGCAACTTTCGGTGTTCTGCAAAGCAAAAGCCTTTCATCATCAAAATTAAGGGAAGAACTTTTCTCCGGCTTGGTTTCTTTATCGGCTGACCTTGCAAGGCACGTATGCGCGCGTATGGATGGAAAAAAAGGGCTAGGTGATACAACCCTAGCCCCTACTGGATTTAAACGCTCACAGAGCCTCTAATCCGTTTTGTTGTCTTTATTTAATTTAGTCAAAAAATCAATAGCATTTTGATATTGATCTAGCCTTTCATGAGAATCATCGAATTCAAAAATCATTTCTGATTCTCTAAACTTGATTGAAAAATAATTTTCTTTTTCTGTAATTATACGTTCTTTAAGTTTCATTTTTCGCCCATTTCATAGCTTGATAGATTGATTCTGCTAGATTGTTTAATTCGTCATCAATAGCCCGTTTAGACCAATCCTCGAAAGGCTGCCACGGTATCTCGCATTCATCATCACAATAAAAAAATCCCTCTGCTATACCATAGGCACGTTCTAGCATTAGGTTTTCTTTAGTAGGGGCTAGTCCGAATTGCTCGATCTCTTGTAATAAACTCATTATTTAATCTCCCTCAATAGGTGAAAAATTACTAATGTGAATTGTGTGTTCAAAAAATATATCTCCGTGAACATTAAAGCATTCCAGATAGGCGAATCCATCCTCTAATCGGACTGAGATATAGCCGCCTACATTCTTTCCCTTATCAAAATTAATCAATACGCATTGACTAGTGTCATTCTCATGAGTGTCTAATGACGGTGTTAAACCGGCTTGTTTTCTGAATACTTCAATTGCGTCATAAATCATTGTCGAATCTCCCATTAATTAATTGAAATATCTACTGCCCAAGAAGCCGGTATCGGCTTATCTGGTCTAAATCCATTGCTCCCGTCACCAATAGCTACAAAATTCACATCACCGATAGAAAATCGGCTTGTAACAGTCGAACTAAGGAAAACGTTAAAAATCCCGTATTCGGTGAATACCTTGTATTTTTTGCCGATATTTTTAACTATTGTCTTTTTTCTCATTATCGAATCTCCCTCAAATAGTAGGATTAAAAAAGTGTAATTTCACGTTATAACAATTTGAAAATAATCCAGTTACATCACAATCAATAAAATGAGAATCTTGATTTTCAATATCGTCAATATCCCATAATGGATTTTCTACAGTATTGGCGAAAGATAAAAAACGATTTAATAAGTTTTCTTCCTCGTCATTTAAGCCGGAATAATCTCCATTAACAATTGCAGATAAAAAATGTTCTGCAACATTAAAATCATAATAATCATTAAAAATCATTTTCTAATCTCCATTAAATTAAAAATAACATCACTAAAAAAGCATAGAAACAAGCCGCAAGATAAAAACCGAAAAATACTTTTAGCAATAAATTAAGCATTAATATCTCCCTGTAATTGCGTCAATTTGTGCCTGATCGAACTTGATCATATTGTTTGCTACAAATAGCAGATAAGCCGCCTTGATAGTTCCCTCACTTTTTCTTGCCATATAAAAAGCATAGGAAAAGCCGAAATTCTTAATATTGTTTTTTACTTGAAATATCATTTTCTAATCTCCATTAAGTAGGAATTGATGAGGGAGCGAACTCCCTCTATTGAATTAAGCCGCTAAGAGTTCTTCGGCTTCGGTTACATTGCTTTGCATTAAATAATCTGTTGCGGCTTGTGCTAGTCCTGAGGCTTTGAATATTGCTTTGCTGTCATTCTTTAAGCATTTCAACCATGATTGAATATATCCGGCATGACGTAGATCACCTTTGATACCGTGATTCTGGCACATGAAAGCCGCTCCCAATTCAGCGACTAATTCCTCGAAAGCATAATCAGCGTTGCCGAATCTACCTTTTGAGAGATCACGGTCACAGCGAGATTTTTCGCTAGTCCAGTGAGTGAGTTCATGAAAAGCCGTTGCATAGTAATGTTCAGGTGATGAGAATGTGCCGAGTTCAGGCATTTTGATGAGATCAACGGAAGGAATAAAACAAGCCGTGTCACCGCCATGAACTATTTTTGCACCAGTAGCTGAAATTGTCTTTTCGCAATTATCGATTTTTTGGTGATCTGATACGGTATCGGCACTAGGTACAATATCGATATTGTCTACCTGAGAAACATTGAATACAAAGTATGCTTTAGCGAAAGCATAGGATTTTTGCTCGCCCTCTGGATTAACTGATTGTGCCTGATTCCAGTATATGATCTTGGCGGCTTTTTCACCCTTGCGAACTTGACCGCCTAAAGAATCCCATTGTTTATATGTAGCCCATACTGGAACGCTATAGCCTTTGATACCTGAGAGCATAGCTAAGAGTAAGCGATTAATGCCACGGTATGGTTTTTGTGAAATTACATTCTTATCCGCGCCACTAGGTGCATTCCACGGCTTTACCCATGGCGCGCATCCGTTCTCTAGTTCGGTGATGATTGATTGAGTGATTTCTTCGTATATATTCATTTTCTAATCTCCTGTCTAATATGATGAATAAATATGTTTCTTTGTTGCTGAGATTGATTATACATGATTATCGTATTATGGCAAGCATATATTTAATATATTTTCATATTTTTTATATGGACTATATATATATATATAGAGATATATATTTATTTATATTTATTAATATAATGTTATCTATATACTTATATATACATAAGGAAATAAACTTGTTGAAACTCGGGGTGTAGTGCCCTCAGATCACCGCTCGGTCGATTATGTATTTTCCCTTTGGGGCACTCTGGCAACCAGTTAAATCATTATTACATCAAGTGTAATCGCTAAGACTAGGTTAGATCATGGCTTGGTCAGGCTTGGTCAAATTAATACTTTGACATCATGCAAATTTGGCAATGCGATGGTCGAGGCGGGGGTGGGAGAGCGTGCCCCCCTCGTGGTTCCCCCCAAAAAAAAATAGTGTTTTTTATTCTGTTGGATTAGTATTTGTTATCGGCTTACCGGAGCCGATGTACTTCCTTCAAGTTATGTGAACTTTTTGCCCTGCCGCGATGGTGGGGCTTTTTTTTGTCTGTGCATTAAGGTATTATGATTATGAAGGGAGGTAGAGATATGCTTATGGGAGAGAGTGTGAGTATTAGTGTTGAGAGTAGTATTCCTATACCTGCTGCCAAACCTAATCGGAAGTATCCGCATCAGGTGATGGATGTAGGCGATAGTTTTTACGTGGAAGGTATTCAGATGCAGGTTGTGCTGAATGCTAACTGGAGGGCGGGTAAGAAGTTAGGGCGTGGCTTTATAGCCAGGAAAGAAGGCGTTGGAATTCGAGTTTGGAGAACGGTATGAGCATGAAAGACAAGGGAACTTTGAAGTTTGAGATTGATATGCCAGTAGATACTTTTTTGGATCAATACGTTATCTGGCGTTTAAAAGACATCCTGCGGTTTGAGGATGATCCTAAAGTTAGGGCTGCGTGTAAAGAACTTAAAGCGTACATGAGTAGCCCTGTTGAGGAAGATTAACAAGGAGAAATAATGAGTGCACAAATTATTAAGCTGCATGAAGATTACTTGGATTTAGATGGCAATGATTACTGGCAAGCCGTAAGGCGCATGAATCATGCTGAACTGGTAATGGAATTGCGGAAGGTAAAAGCTAGGTCTGATGGTCTGCTTGCTGAATGCTTGGCAGAGTTATCACATTTACAAAAGGTCATAGATGGAGAATACAGAACCGTTTGAGGAGAGGTATCAGCAAGAATTACTTCTGTCACGCAAGATACTAAAGACAGAGATGGGTAAGGCTCTTGCTGCTATTTCACCGACCGCTAAACGGGCGTTGGTCGCACGTTGGAAGCAAGACTATGGCACTACCATGTTTAATGATTTGATGAGCGTAGCGAAGAATCCAGAGGCTAGGTATCGCATAGCAAACTGGAATCTAGGTGAATTTGATAAAGAAAGAAAAAAGGGGATGAGATGAATGATTTAGAAGAATTCTTTGCAAAAGGATCGCCTTTAGGTAAAAGACCTAAACAATGGGTAGGGCTGACGGATGAGGAGATAAAGAATTTAATGCGAGGACACAATACGCAAGTGGAGTTTGCTAGAGCGTTAGAAGCAAAGCTAAAGGAAAAGAATGAAGTTTAATCTTGCTCAGTTTTACCGTTTTTGTTCAAACCTAAAAATTGAAACTAAAGAGCAGGGCTTGCGTAAGTTGGACAACTTGCTTGGTACGCAGACTTATGTAATGGATGAAATTTCTCAAGGTTTAAATGAGGGCGTTCATTTCTTTGTTATTTTGAAAGGGCGGCAGTTAGGTATCACTACTATCTCACTTGCCCTCGACCTTTACTGGCATTATTTAAATCAAGGATTAAATGGAACACTCGTCACAGACACAGAAGAAAACCGAGATATGTTCAGAGGAACGCTCGGTGCTTACATGGATGGTTTGCCGAAAGAGTACAAGATACCCATACTCGCCCACAATCGGAATTCCCTTTCCCTCAAGAACCGAAGCAGAATCTTTTATCAAGTCGCAGGGCTTAGAGCGAAAGGAAGTCTTGGTCGTGGCAAAGGTATCACCTTCCTTCATGGGACAGAAACTAGTTCGTGGGGGGATGAGGAGGGTCTAGCATCTCTGCTTGCCTCGCTTGCAGAAACAAACCCTAAACGTCTTTACATATTTGAATCTACTGCTCGTGGCTTTAATATGTTTCACGATATGTACGTTACCGCTAAACGTGCCAAAACTCAGAAAGCTATTTTTTGTGGATGGTGGCGCAATCAATTCTATTCCGTTGACGCTGAATCAAACATCTACAAAGTCTATTGGGATGGAAAGCTAACGTCTGAAGAAAAAGAATGGACTAGGGATATTAAGAAACTCTACAACGTAGAGATCAATTCCCGTCAAATGGCTTGGTGGCGTTGGAAGCTACATGAGGGCATCAAGGATGATGCGTTGATGTATCAAGAGTTCCCGCCTACAGAGGACTATGCCTTCATCATGACAGGCACATCCTACTTCTCAAATGCTAGATGTACTGACGCTATGAAGATCGCAAAGAAGATAGGTTGCGACTATTACCGTTACAGCATGGGCGCAAACTTTATAGATACCGAAGTTATCAAGTCCACAGAAAGACTTGCTACACTAAAGGTATGGGAGCAACCAGTTGATACGGCATATTATGTTATTGGTGCAGACCCTGCTTATGGTTCGTCTGATTGGGCTGATCGTTTCTGTATCCAAGTCTTTAGATGCTATGCCGATGGAATGGAACAAGTTGCTGAGTTCGCTACGTCTGAAATGAATACGTATCAGTTCGCATGGACTATTGCACACCTTGCAGGTGCTTACAAAAACTCCACGTTAAACTTAGAGGTAAATGGTCCTGGTCAGGCAGTCATCAATGAATTGCGAAACTTGAAGCGTCAGGCTGCTGTGCTTGAAGGCAGAATGGGTTATGACTTAATGAATGTGTTAGGTAGCATGAGCAATTACATTTGGAGGCGCAACGATACGATGGGCGGCATCTCCAATTCAATTGGTTGGGTTACTACCTCCGCTACAAAAGAACGTATGCTTTCTTACATGAAGGATTACTTTGAGCGCGGCATGATGGCTATTTATTCTATTGATGCTATCGAAGAAATGAAAACCATCATTCGTGATGGCGCAAGTATTGAAGCCTCTGGTCGTAACAAAGATGATCGTGTAATGGCGGCTGCACTTGCTACTGCTGCATTTGCTGAACAATTACAACCAAGATTGATTGCACAAAAACTTACAAGGCAAGTAAGTAGAACTCTTGATGATAGTACACCGGAAGAAATTGCAGTTGGTCGTAATGTTTCTGATTACTTAAAGAGGATAGGGATATATGGAAACACTTGATAAGTTTAAAGACATAACCGTTGTTGCGATATACGGTAATGGTCAAGGTGATATGGCAATACCTGCAATTGAAAAGACTTGCTCTGAATTGCCAGGTTCTAAACCTTTGCTAATCACAAACAAAATGTTTAATACACGCATACCGCAAAAACAAATTGCGCCACTAACGCACATTACTTACAGTCAGTTTGTAATGTATGGGCTGCATAACTTTATTGATACTAAGTATGCTTTAATTGTTCAACATGATGGTTGGGCTTTGAACGGGGAGAACTGGCGAGATGAATGGTTTGATTTTGATTTTATTGGTGGTCTTACTCATGCTGCTTTGTCTGGACTAACGTATTACACAAACTATATGTATGTTGGACATCCTAATTTATTTATAGTTCAGAATGGCGGTTTTAGTTTGCGAAGCAAAGCATTTTTAGAAGCACCTACTAAGTACGGTATCTTTGCACAAAACTTAGATCATGAATTATTTCATAATGAAGATATTCAGCTTTGTTGTTTTATGCGTTCTTACTTAGAAGAAGTAGGTATGAAGTTCGCAACAGATGAAGAAGCAAAATTATTTTCGTTTGAACATTTGTCTAGCATTGTTCACAAAGACATAGACATTAAAAAAATATTTGGTCATCATTCTCGCTTCAGAAAATTAGTTGCTCCTAAGTTTATGGAATGGCACTTAACAGATTTTGAAACAATGCAGATAGATAAAGAGCCAGAGATATTTAGAATGTTTGAAAATTACGGATACCACATTACTAAAACAAATGGATGAAGTTATACCTAGAGTTGAATTGAAACGCATTATCAAAGCGTTCATGATGGACAAGAGGCGGGGCATTCCGCTTTCCTTGTTTGCTGAGTTATGTGGAATGGATCGAACTCATTTGTACAATATATTTATTTCTGAATCACATCCTTTAACTGAAACGATGCAGCGCAGAGTATCAAAGGGCTATTGCTCTTGGCGTGATGGCAAAATTATTGTTTTAGAGAGATACGGAAAGAAATGGATTGAGTATCGTAAAGAACCAAAGAAAAAAGCAGCGAGGGGTTATGGACTACAGATCAAAGATGGTGAAGTGCGTCTTAAACTGGGCATTAAAAATAGGCTTGATTATTCTGATTATTCTATTGATGAACAACTGAAGGGGATATGATTATGGCGGTATTAAACGATTATAAGTGCGTTAAACACGGATATTTTGAGGCTTACGAGGGTAAATGCCCTATGAAAGGCTGTTCAGAGGAAGTTCATGTTGTTTTTCTTCAACCTGTTGCTTTTAAGTCAGATACGACTAAACACAACGATAAAACCTTAAATCAGCTTGCTATTGACTTTAATATGACCGATATTAAGTCGGCAAAAGAAGATGATAACCAATCTGGTTACTTAACTCGTAATAATGGCGCAGCACCTGCTGAACCTAGACCGGGCGATGCGGTAAAATGGGGGAATCAAGGAGGCAAGTGGGACTTGGGATCACTTGTTAAGGGGAGAACCTTTGCTCCCGTTCGTGATGAATCCGTTAGTGTCCTGCCTAGTCAAATAGGAAACTTGACAGCACCCAAGACTGCGAGTTATATAGCGGATCATGAGAACCTACAAGTGAAGCCTGAATAATGCGAATTCCGACAAACCCTGTTCATCGTGAAGAATTCTATTTGGATTTAATTCAAAAGTGTTTTGTTTCGCGTGAAGAAAGAATCGCAGACTATTCCGCTTTACGTAGCTACTATTTATTTGGAGCATCACCGGAAGAACCACCGGCATTGTTTAATAAAATTTTTCCGCACGTTGACCAATTAACTTCATTTCTTTATTCGGCAGAAACAACCAGATTCACAATTAGTCTTGGTGCTGAAGTCAATCCAATGGAACAACGTAAAGTTCCAATACTGACAGACAAGATAAATGATGAGTGGTTAAACTCAAACGCAGACCAAGTATTTTCTACTGCCTTAACTTGGGCGTTGTGTTATTCAAGTACGTTCTTAAAATTAGTTGTCAACAAAGGGATTCATCCCTACATGGTTGAACCGGCTGCGATGGGAGTATTAAGAGAAGATTCTCCTTACACAGATAGACAAGAAGCATTAGTCCAAACGTACTACATTACTAAGTCAGAATTATATTCACGGCTTTACTCTCACCCAAAGCGCGAAGAAATTATTAAGCGTGTCACTTCAAGTTACAAACCTCAACAAGTAGAAGTTCCTGAAGGTATTGATCGTATCATCATGTCGCAATCAAACCCGACAATGGTAGGTACAGTTAATCTTGATTTGTCCGGCATGAACAGATACAAAGCTCGTGTTGCAGAAGATACGATTGAGATGCGTGAGTTGTGGGTATGGAATGACGAAACGATGGATTATCAGGTTGTTACTATTGCTGAACCTGACGTTATTATTTACGACCGTAGTGGCGAATCAGTATTTTTGAAAGGCGAATTGCCTTTTGTTCAGCTTTGCCCTAACCCAATGTACGACTACTATTGGGGTCAATCGGAAGTACAGCGTTTAGTTTTCTTGCAATCCCTGCGTAATAAACGCATGACAGAAATTTTAGATTTATTGTCTAAACAAACATCCCCGCCAACGGCATTAATTGGTTTTGCGGGTATCTTAGACGAAAAGAATTTTGCTTTAAATCGCTCTGGCGGTGTGTTGGCAACTGATATGCCTAACGCAAAAGTGGAAAAACTTGCTCCACAAATGCCTGGTGATCTATTTGAAGTTATTCATGAAGTAGATGCAATGTTTGCAGAAGCCTCTGGTATTACTTCTGTATTGTCCGGTAGGGGCGAAACAGGGGTAAGAAGTCAGGGTCATGCCTCTCAATTGGCACGTTTAGGTTCATCAAGAGCCAAAAAACGGGCGTTAATCATTGAGGATTCGCTTGAAAAGGTCGCAACATTGTATTTAAAGATCATTCAAGAGTACGACAAAGAGAAATTGATGGATACAGAGAATGTTGCTTTCATTCCAGAGCAATTTACTAAAAACTTTGTCGTTAAAGTAGATGCACACAGTAATTCGCCAATATTTACGGAAGATACCCGTCAAATGGCATTCAATTTGTTTAAATCGGGCGCAATCGACAAAGAATCTTTACTTGACTTGTTAGAGCCTCCAATGAAACAATTATTAAAAGAGAAATTGAAAAAGCGTGAGAAAGAACAGGGAAAGCAGCCTCCAAAAGAGGGAAAGAAACCTGATGTTAAAGCAGAGGAGAAGAAATAATGGCGAGAGCAAATAAATCACCTAAATCAGACCAACCTCTTGCAAACACAAAAGACGCAAGACAGGCAATGCCAAAAGAACCAAGTTTGCAGTACAGGGTGCAAGGCATACAAAGTTATGGTCGCGCACCATCATCAAGAGGTATGAGCAGGGCGGCAAGGGGATAATTACTTAGGAGTAAATTATGTACAAGAAAATGAAGCGTGGTCGCAAGACTAAGCGTTAATCAGTTCCCGTAAAACGGAAAAAGGGGTGTTCTGCTCTCCCTATGAAATGAGTAGTTAAACGCAAAAGGAGAAATACCATGCGTGGTCGCAAAAAAGGTGCTCGTAAGGGCAAGCGTAAGTAATCCTTAGGGATTATCCCTGGGGGCGGGGAAAAAAAATATACGCCCCCACCTATTGACAAAATTTATAGTTGCGGTTATTTGTATTGCAAAAATCTATGAGGTTATTATGAGCGTTCCACCAGATGAACTAATGAAGTTGATGAAGGGTCAGCAATCAGGAATGGATCAGCCATCTCCTGAGGATTCTCTCGCATCACCTACAGACGGAACACCTCCTATGGCTTCCCCAATGTCAACGCCAGAGCCTAAGTTGGGTTCACGCGAAGGTGCATTAGTCAATCTTGGTTTAGCTATGGATTTGATTGAGCAAGCACTTCCTGCTATTGGAAGCGAATCGCCAGAAGGACAAAAAGCAATAGCTGCGCTGCGTACCTTGACAGGTATCATTGGCGCAAAGAAAGCATCTACTAATGAATTGAAACAATCTGAGATTCTTCAGATGCTTCAAGCACTTCCACAGGCGGGTGGCGCAACGCCTGAAAGCAGAGCATTATCAGCCGCGCCACAAATTCCTGGAATGAATCCACAGTCAATACCTGCACCGCCATCGCCTCCTCAAATGGGTGAGCTTGGTGGTGCGGGTGGTATGCCTGGCGGTATGCCTCCTGGCGGTATGCCAGGTGGAATGCCCGGTGGCGCACCCGGTGGAATGCCTCCTGGAATGCCCCCTCAACCACCAATGTAATAGGAGTTTCAAATGGATTTATTTAAGCCAAGAGGTTCAGCCTCACCACGCAGACCAACTGACAACAATCAGCAGAATGGTCAAATGATTAATACACCTCGCTATTCTGAGTTTGGTGGTCTGACTTCTTCTACTGCAATCGGTAGCAAGAACAAGATGCAAGTTCAGAAGCCTGGCGATGGCAAAAAAGTAATTTAATAAATTAAGGGGATAACCATGTCGTTAGAAGATTTAAGTTCAGAAGCTAGAGATGAGTTGGCATTGCTTGCTCGTAGATTAGCCGAGAATCCAAATACAAGAAAAGACTTTCTGCGTATGACTAAGACAGTCAATCCAGATATGCCTATTCCTGAATTGGAGATCGAAGAATCTACAAATAGAGCAACCAATGAAATGCGTGAAGAACTTCAAGCAATGCGTAACCAAATGCGGGAACGTGATGCTCTTGAAGAATTAGGCAAGCGCAGAAATAAGTTGAAAGCAAAAGGCTTAATTCAAAACGATGAGGACATGAATGAAGTGGAAAGAATAATGCTTGATAAGGGCATTACTAACCACGAAGCGGCTGCGGAATACTGGACTTGGATGAAGCAGTCGGCAGCTCCTACACCAACGGGCTACAATCCGTCAGCAATTAGCAAGTTCGACCTATCTAAATACTGGAAGAACCCTACTGCGGGTGCAAGAGATGAAGCAGCAAAAGCACTCAATGATTTGCGTAAACCTACGCGACCCATTGGTTTATAAACAAGGGGATTTTTTAAACGGAGATAAACGTCATGGCTATTGGCGGCGGTATTCTTCCGGCTTCAGGTTCGACTCAGTTTACTGAGTTAACTTACGTAACCCGTAGGGCGTTTATCCCGAAGCTGGTTGTACAACTTTATAACTCGACACCTCTCATGGCGGCTCTGATTGCTAACTCGCAACAGGCTTCTGGTGGTGTTTCTTCTGTAACAGTTCCAGTCCAGGGTTCACAATTTGTGAATGCCCAATGGTCGGATTATTCTGGTTCTTTCAATCAGCCTTCAGTACAACAAGGTGCTTATAATGCCGAGTTCAACCTGAAACTGATGATCGCTCCAGTTCCGTTCCTCGGTATGGAAGGTGCAGTTCAACAAGATGCAGCAATCATCCCGCTTATTGAAGCTCGTATGAATGATGCAACTAACGTGATGATGGATGCAATGGCAACCGCCTTGTACACCAATACATCAAACACCCAACAGTTTATCGGTTTACCTGCTGCTGTATCCTCATCCGGTACATACGGCAATATCGACCGTTCAGCTTACACTTGGTGGCAGTCTAAGCAGTACACCGCTACTGGTCAAAACCCAACCCGTCAAAACATTCTCCAGTACATTTCAGGTACTGTTAAGAATGGCGCAGAAGTTCCTACTTTTGGCGTTTGCGGATTCGGTACATGGACATTACTTGCTCAAGATTTCGTAGGTCAAGAGCAGTACATGATTACTCCAGGTAACGGTTTTGATAGTGATGCAAATGGTCCTAGTGCGGCTTTCCGTGCTTTGATGGTTGCAGGTGTACCTATTTATCCAGACCCATACTGTCCTGAAGGTACTGTTTACTTCTTGAATAGCAACTACCTGTCGCTCTACATCCATGAGCAAGGTTCGTTCGTATTCACAGGCTTTGAATCAACTCTACCTAACTGGCAGATTGGTTACGTTGGCGCAGTTCTGACAATCGCAGAATTGGTAAATACCAAACCTAAGTCAATGACTAGGGTGACGGGCTTTAACTCTTTAACTTTGTAAAAGGAGAATAGTCATGTCATTAGGTCTAAATAAAATCTTAGTCGCAGGTGCAGCTACCAATGCAGCGTCAGCTTATTTCTTAACTTACGCTGCCGGTAACGCAACCGTTACGCTACCTGCCGGTACGTACTACATTGCACCAACTGCAAACGTCACCATTGAATTAAACACCAATCAATCTGGCAACATCAGCAATGCTGCTTATAGCGTTGTTGTTGCTAACAATACTGGTGGTTTGTTCATTGCTGACGGTACAAATGTTCGTGCAAATGTTTTAGCAGGTGCACCAACAATTACCTTGTTTACCGTTAATGGCGGTAACAATGTAAGCGGCACTTACAACGTGTAAGGAGCGAACATGAATGCAAACCATGTAGGTTCGTTGCTACCAAATAGTTTTGGCAATTTTGAGATTGCAACAAAGGTTGTTATTGATGTTGGAACAACCGGAAATGCAGTTGCTCTTTTACCTATTATTGGCGGCACTTCATACATCGTTCGCAGAATTACTGTCGCTAATGCAAACAAAAGCCTCGCTACCGCAAACGTAACCATTCTCACCAGTAATGATGGGAATGCTTCCAATGCGGTATCGGGCGATGTTACGTTGGGAAATATTACTAGCACAACAACTTATCAAGACTTAACTCTTGCTAGTGGTGCTGCTACTAACATTTATTCTGCGGCTGCATTGTATGTAAAAGTTGGTACTGCTGTATCTGGCGGTACTTGCGATATTTCTGTTTACGGTGATGTAACAACACTATGACAACTGTATATGTGACTAACAAGAGCGATAAGCCTCTTGTCGATGAATATGCGTATAAGACGATTACGTTTCCTGTAAACGAAACCGTTGAAGTACCTGTTGCAATTGCCCGTCACTTATTCGGATATGAGCAGGAGGATAAAGTCCCTGCTATGGTTCGGATTGGGCTAATTAAAACAACCAACGATATAGACGAAGGTCTAGCAAAATTGGCTAAGTTTCAAATTACTCATGAAGAACCGAAACAAGATCGCTTTTTATCCCCTGGCGATGACCTAGTAACCCCCCTTGTGCATAAAGCACGAGAGGGGAGAAAAGTCGTTCAAGCCGCTTAACTATGGATATTAAATGGCAACACTCGGTGGCTACATCACAGAAGTTCGTAGGCTTCTGCACGATGCAAACGGAAACTTTTATTCTGATACTGAATTAACTGACTATATTAATTCGGCACGGGAACGTGTTGTCCGAGATACCGGATGTTTAAGAACCATTCAAATTTCACAAACGCCTATTGCTCCAGTTGGCTATACAGGAACTCCAGTAATTTGGAGTCCTCAGACTGCGGTAGCACAAGGTGATTTAATATTTTCAAACGTATTTATTTATGAAGTAACTACTGCGGGTACAACCGGAGATGATGCTCCGGGTTACCCTTCAGCAGGTTATACATATCCCCCGACAACACCATTTGCGAACGGAACCGCACAATTTCAATATGCAGGTAACTGCGAAATTATTCCGTATTCAACTTTGCCAAATGGAGCGCAAACTCTTGATATATTAAATATCAATGTGTTTTGGGGAAACAGTAGATACCCATTAAGTTATTTGCCGTGGACTCAATTTAATGCCCAATTACGTTATTGGCAGAATTACATTGGTAGACCGGCAGCATTTTCTATTTTTGGTCAAAATCAAATTTACATATCTCCAGTACCAGATCAATCGTATGTCATGGAATTAGATACGGTAATTCTTCCTACTGAATTATTAAATAACTCTGAAGTTGACCAAATTGTTGACCCGTACACAGTTCCCGTTGCATTTTATGCAGCATACAAAGCAAAATATAAAGAACAGTCTTATGGCGAAGCAGAAATATTCAAGCAAGAATATATCAACCAAGCACGGTCAGTTCTTAATACGGTATTTACTCGTCGTATTCCTGATCCGTACAGTAACCCGTATTAATTATGGCATCACCAGAACAAAAGAAAAGTTATCAGGTTGTCAAACAGTTCAAGGGTTTAAATACCAAAGCGAACCGTACTGCTATTGAGGAATCGGAATTTTCATGGCTAGAAAACGCCATGCCGATTGGTTACGCAAACATAAAGATTACTCCAACATCTTCCCAAGTTTATAACGCTAGTAATGTAGCTGTTACTTTTGCAAATACTCCATCACACATGGCTTCAGTCAACTTGAATAATGTTGACTACATTATGGTGTTTCAAGCAGACGGGAGTTTAGATGCTTTTAATCTTGTTACAAATTTAAAATCAACAATAAAGACTGCGGGATTTTTTTCTGCTTCAGGAATTTCTGTTACGCAATGGAAAAATGAACTTGCGCTGATTCTTGATCCGGTTAAAGGTTATTTTGTTTGGGATGGAATAAATGTTATTTCTGTTGGCTCTGTCGGTGTAATTGGTATTAGAACAGGTGGCGCAGGTTATACCTCTACTCCGCTTGTAACAATTAGTGCGCCTAATGATGCAAATGGTATTCGTGCTACTGCGGTAGCTTCTGTTACGGCTAATGCTGTTACAGCAATTACGGTCACAAATCCTGGCTCTGGATACACAGTTGCTCCTACTGTTACGGTAACTGGCGGTGGAGCCTCCACTCAAGCTAATGCAGTAGCTAGTATTGTTTCTTTTGCTACAGGAACAATTTATCTAAACCTTTTAACTGGCGGTACAGGATACATAAACGTATCTAACATTACCGTAACTATTGCAGGTGGTGGTGGTGCTAATGCGGCAGCTACTGCGCTTCTTTCTGGTACTCAAGTATCCAGATTGATTATGACGAATGTAGGAAGCGGATATACCAATGTTTCTAATTTAACAGTCACTATTACTGGCGGTGGCGCAACTACAAACGCAACTGCAAATGCCGTTATTAATAGCGCACAAAACGTAGATATTGCATCTTTTTCTGGTCGTACATGGATTGCTTACGGTAGAACAGTTACTTATAGTGCGGCAGGTACTTATAATGATTTTACGTCTGTATCTGCGGGTTCCGTAGCCTTAACAGATAGTACGTTGCATGGCGATATTCAAAAATTATTATCGGCAAATAACTTCTTATATTTATATGGCGATGACAGTATTAACGTATTTTCTGACGTTCGTGTAACTACAGCCGGTACGACTATTTTCACCAATACAAACATTAGTGCGTCTGTAGGATCAAAAAGAAAAAATGCAATTTTCCCGTATTTCAGATCAGTTTTATTTTTAAACGATTACGGTATCTATGCGCTTGTAGGTTCTACAACATCTAAAGTTTCAGATGCTCTTGACGGCATTTTTGCAAACATTGATTTCACGTATCCGATTTATTGCGGAGAAGTTTTATTAAATAATATTCTTTGCGCTGCATTTAATTTTAGATATTACGATGCAGAATTTAGCGGTGGATACAGATACATTCAGGCAATATTTTTTGATAAGAAATGGTTTTTTACAAGTTCTCAAAACACGATGCAATACATTGTTTCTGTTCCATTAGAAGGAACATTAACTTTGTATGGTGTTGCTAATCCTAATGGTGTATGGAATTTATACGAATTATATTCAAGCACAACATTGCCAGTTAATTCTATTATTCAATCAGCATTAGATTCAATGGGTGATCCAATTAGAGATAAACAAGCATTAAAAATAGGTATTGAATCTACATCAACAGGAACTAGTATTGCAACTTTTGTAGCCACAGTAGATTCAGAAAAACAATCAAGTCCAGACATCACATTATCTTCTGGAGTTATTTGGCAAAATAATAATTTTGAAACTTGCGTATGGGAAAACAATACTAATCAAATTGTAGAGTGGGGATCAGTTGGTTATAACTTGTATAAATCAGACGCACAACAATGGGGCAAATATCTTGGAATGACGATAAGGTCGTCAACTCCAGGATTTTTTATTAACGGATTGCAGTATGAACATGAATTAAGAGCGAGATTCTAATGGCTAAACCAGTTACCCTACCTAATACATTTGGTACGCAAGGGGGAACAATTCCCTTAAATTACTTAGATCAAGATTTTACTGCTGTAACGAATTCACTTAATGATCTTGCAACGTACAGTAATTATGCGGTTGATAGCGGTTCCGTAAACAATTTTATTGCAAACTTTTCTACTGGAATAGTTACTAGCACATTAACTTCTGGCTTGCGTCTGCAATTTAAAGCAGCAAATGCAAATACTGGTGCTTCTACACTTCAGGTTCAAGTTAATACTGTATCTATTGGTACTGCTTCTATTAGATTAACAGACGGTTCTGTTTTATCTGCTAATGCTATTACTGCGGGTGCGGTAGTAGATGTTTTGTATGATGGAACAAACTTTCAATTATTGAATGATTCTGGTGGTGGTTCCGGTACTTTTACTGATTTAACAGTTACAGGAAATCTTGCTGTTATAGGAACAAGTACATTTACAGGTAATGTAACTGCTAACATTGCTAATGTAACTACATTGAGAGTAACAACAGCAAATATTTCTACTGCAAATGTAACAACAATTATTGCTACAACCGCAAACGTAACAACGGCAAATGTAACTACAGTAATAGCTACAACTGCTAACTTAACTAATGCAACTATAACTACAGCTAATGTAACAACAATAAATGGAAATGTTGCTACATTTACTGGAAACGTCACCATTCAAGGCAATGGAAGTAATGTTCAAGGAAACTTGACACTTGGTAATGTCACAATATTAGGCACAGCTAATCTTGCCGGAAATATTTCTAGTGGAAATCTTTCTGTTACTTCTTTAACTAGCACCGGAAATATATCTATTACTGGTAGCGGTATATTTAAAGCAGGTAATGTAAGTTATTCTGATACTGGTGTTGTTGCTTCATTCCAAAGCAATGTTGCAGGTTACAACCAAATAATTTTACAGAATACTTCTGCTGCTGCAAACGCATCTACAAATTTTAACATTTCAAACAATTCTGGAACTGCTACTACAAATTTTGGTGAGATCGGAATTAATAGTTCTGCGTTTACAGGAACAGGATCATTTTCTACTCCTAATAATGTATATCTTGCTTCTGCTTCTACAGATTTAGTTATTGGTACTTACGCAGCAAATTCAGTTAGATTTGTTGTTAATAGCGGTGCTACTGACGCTATGCAAATTGGTACTACTGGTCTTGTTGGTATTGGTACAACGACACCTGCATCAAAATTAAATCTTGCGGGTGCTTTGTCTTTTGCTCCCTGGACTACTTCTGCTCCTGGATTAAGAATTGATGCAATAACATTTACATCAACATCAACATTATCTGGAACTGTTTCTGCTAATAGTATTGCTCAACCTACGTTTGCGGCAACTACTGTGGCTCAAACCATAACTAATGGTGCTACTTTATACATTGCCGATGCTCCCGCATTAGGAACAAATATAACTGCAATTACAAATAATTATTCTTTGTATATTGCCGGTGGAAATGTTTTTATGGGAGGGTCGCAATTATCTATAAGAGGTTCTGGTACTACTTATCCTGCTGCTGCTTTTGGAGTGGCTCTTAGTGTTGGCACAGTTGGTTTTTCTGTTGGTCCTGCAACATATACTTCAGCAGCAGGAGCATCTGGTACTGTTGCTATTCATGCTTTTAGCACACCAACAATTGCAACAACCACAGCATCACAAACAATTTCAATTGCTGCTACTTTATATATAGCAAATCCCCCACAAGCAGGAACAAACGTAACTATTACAAACCCATACGGAATATATTGTCTTGCTGACGTTTTAATTGCTGCAAACAGATTAAGAATTAGTACATCATCACCGCAAACATTTCCTGCGGGTGATTTTGGAACAACTGGTTATTTGTTTTCTCAAAGTTCAGGAAACATAATAACTTCTGCTGCCGGATTATCGGGAACAGTTGCCGCAAATAGTTTTTCTCCAGGTAGTATTGCTGCTACAACCGCAAGTCAAACCATAACAAATGCAGTAAATTTATATGTTGGAGCTGCTCCGTCAGCAAGTACAAATGTAACTATTACTAATAGTTGGTCTTTGTACGTTGCATCAGGAAATTCATATTTTGGAAGCACGTTAAATATTGGTGGAACAGCCGCCAGAGCGACAACGGCAGGAACTTCTTTACTTAATGTTTTTAACGGAACTGCTCCTGTTGGTACGTTGACTAACGGTGTATCCATATACTCTGTGTCTGGCGATTTAAACTTTATGGATGCAGCAGGTAATGCGTTTAAAGTTGGCTATAGAAATGTTCCTCCAGTAGGAACAAAAACCGGTTCTTATACTTTAGCGACTACTGATGTTGGAGAATATGTTCAGTTAGGAACAGGTGGAGCAATTGTAATTCCTGATGCAACTTTTGCTGAAGGTGACATTATTTCTGTATTTAATAATACAACAGGAAGTATCACAATTACTTGTTCAATTACAACGGCATATATTGGTGGCGTTAATACAGATAGAGCCTCAGTTACTTTAGCAACACGAGGTTTAGCAACAATTTTCTTTATTAGCAGCACAGTCTGCGTAATTAATGGAAATGTATCGTGAGTGGAATAATGATACTGCTAAGAGGTTCTTCCTCGTCAGGTAGTGCTGCACCTGGTTTTGTTGACTATCTTGTTGTTGCGGGTGGTGGTGGTGGTGGCATACAGGGTGGAGGTGGAGGCGCGGGTGGATTTAGGACTGCAACCGGATTACCTGTTGCGGCAGGAACTGCTTATACAGTAACTGTAGGAGCAGGTGGTGCAGGAAATAGCGTGGGTTTAAGTTCTGTATTTTCTAGTATTACTTCTGATGGTGGCGGTTATGGCGGTAGAGCCGCAGGAGGAACTATTTTTGGTGGACCAGGAGGATCAGGCGGGGGTGGTGCTGTTACATCTTCTTCTGGATCAACGGGCGGGACAGCATCAGTCGGTCAAGGTAGCGATGGTGGATCAGGAACAACTACATCTCTATATGGAGGAGGTGGTGGCGGTGGCGCGGGGACTGCGGGTGTTTGGGGAACAGGCACTAAAGGCGGGGATGGCGGTCTTGGATCACCTAGTTCTATGGCAACTGGTTCTGCCCTTAATTTTTGTGGTGGCGGTGGCGCAGGTATATTTACTGGAGGCGCAGCAGCAGGGTCTGGAGCTTCTGGTGTTGGTGGTAATGGGACTATTGGTGCTGTTAATGCTACCTCTGGACAAGCAAACAGAGGCGGCGGAGGCGGTGGAACTGGAGCAAGTCCATCTAGCCCAGGTCAAGGTGGATCGGGTGTGGTAGTTATTTCATACTCATCAACAAACTCAGACCTTGTAAGTATTGGTGGCGGTTTAACTTATACAAAAAATGTTGTAAGTGGAAATACTGTTTATTTGTTTACTGCCGGTACTGGAACTATTTCTTGGTAATTAAAATGGCACATTACGCTTTTTTAGATGAAAACAATATTGTTATAGGAGTTATCCCCGGTAAAGACGAGGGTGAGGATGGTATTGATTGGGAAGAATTTTATTCTAAAGAAATGAACGCAGTTTGCAAACGCACTAGTTACAATACTTATGGCGGGGTTCATAATAATGGCGGTGTTCCATTTAGAAAAAATTATGCGGGTATGGGTTTTACTTACGATGAAACAAGAGATGCTTTTATCGCTCCAAAACCACATCCGTCTTGGATATTAAATGAGGATTCTTGTATTTGGGAACCGCCAATTCCATATCCAGATAGCAGCGTAATGACTTTTTGGGATGAAGAAAGTTTGTCATGGATTGAGGTAAACCACTAACCTAAATAGTGGGATTTTTTTAAGGGGATGTAAATGGGTAATTCTGAAATTAAATTAGTTTTGACCGTAGATCAAGTAAACGGAATTTTGCAAGCGTTAGGCAATATGCCTTATATACAAGCCGTTGATTTGATTGCTGCTGTTCGCAACCAGGCTTCTTCACAAGTTCCTGCTCCTAGCGCACCGCAAGCGGTTGAAATAGTGGACAACTAATAAGAGAAAAAAATGGAATCTCAGATAACTTTTAATTTGGTCATAACCTTTTCTGGCGCATTAGGCGGTTGGATGTTGAAGGTTATTTGGGATGCCATTACAGATTTAAAACAAGAAGTGCGAGAAATGAACAAAGAAATTCACCAAGACTTTGTTCGCAGAGAAGATTTTTCCGAAGCTATTCTAAGAATAGAAGCAATGTGTACCCGTATCTTTGACAAACTAGATGCGAAGGCAGACAAATAATGAACATGGAAGCATTAGCCTCTGTGATTTTTGGGGATGATGAATCTCTAGGAATTTTCTTATTTGAAAACGGGCTACAGCACAAACTGTTTCAAGAAACATTTATGGACTTAGGTATCTCTATGCCTATTTTTCCAATTACTGATGCTAACACCGCTAATCTTGATGATTGGCTTTTAGCACACCAAGTAGAGCATCAAGCGTTTGCTGACCTGTTAAGTTTAAATAATCCATCAAATTTGCTAGATGTTGATTTCAATGATGAGAATGATTTTTATGATTGGCTTGCTTCTCATCAATACATCCATCAACAAATTGTTGCGTCTTTAAATCTGTAAGGTGATATATGCCATATAAAGGATCAGGTAATTTAACTTCAGGAGAAAAAAAAGCTCTAGATAAAAGTTTTAGAGAAGGAGTTAAAAACTATGCTGCTAGTTTAGGAGTAAATTTACCTTTAGGGTCTGACGATTTTATTAGTTACATTCTTAGGGCGAATAATGTAAGCAATAAGAATGATCCTCAAAAAGTAGTTGATGATTATTTAAGAGATAAAAAAGGTTATTTAACAAGATACATTGAAAAAAGACTCTCTCTAAATATTTCTATTCTTGCAGGACAAAGTGGCGTAGGCGATCCTTTAACAAACATAAACAAAGCTATTGAGTTTGGAAAAAATCATGTAAAAGAAATGCTTCCTTATTTACAAGAAGCAGGACTTTCTATTGAAGAAATTAATACTTTAACAGTAAATTCTTTACAAAAAGGCGTTAGTGATTATCAAGCAGGAGTAGAAGCAATAGCTGCCATTCGCAATCAAGACGGTGGATGGCTTGATGCCGTAGCAGGTCCTATCATGGCGGTTACAGGTGCTATTGCCACAGGCGGTTTATCGTTAGCGCAACAAGTAGCATTTAATGCTGTTGGATCAGCATTGCAAGGTGGTGATATTGAAACTATCTTGCGTAATTCATTAGCTACTTTAGCGGTAAATGAAATACCTGGATTTTTAGATACGATGAAAATATCTGTTAACGATCCTGCGATGCAAGCAGTTATCGATAACGTAGCAAAACAAGCAACGGCAGCAGCAATTAAAGGTCAAGATATTAAAGCTGCGGCACTTGGTGGTTTAGCCGGTGGTGCTGTAGCTCAAGGTATTGCAACATCCGGTCAATTAGGTTCTTACAACGATCAAATTGCTAGAGCAGCAGGTGAATATGTACAAGGAAAAACTGCGGGATTAAGTGAAGAACAAGCACTTACTAGAGCATTAACTGGATTTATTTCTCAGACAGAAAAAGAACAAGCAAGAGAAAAGATTTTGCAAAAAGCAGAATCAGGTACATATACTGATCCTAGTAAACCAACACCACAACCAGGCACTTCCGAGTACAGAGCAATGGAAGAAAAAACACTTCCAACCGTTGAGGTTACTGGAGAAAGATTTAAACCTACTTCTGCTGATAAATTAAGTATTGCAGATCAAAGCAAACAAGCTCAAGTTGGGGAAAAAGGTCAAAACAAAAACTTAGACCCAAGATACAGAGTGTTATTGTCTATATTAGATCAACCTTCTCTTACATCTCAGTTTACTCGCGGCACTCCTGGCGGTCAAAAATCATCAGTTACTACAACTGGTCAAGGCGCATCTCCTGGAACTTCTGCTTTAGCGCAAGCGTTGAGAACAGACACTAACGAAACTATTATTGCCGGTGATAAGAGTGGTAAACGCAAGGGATGGAATTTAGAATCATTACGTTATATGGGGAATTCTGGAGGCTGATATGACAAAGAAACTAGCTAAATTATTAAAAACTGACAGCATGGGCGATTTGGATACAAAAGTATTAGCTCAGATACTTAAATCTAAAGGTCGTAAGGGCGATACTATGCTTGCCCATATCAACCCTCAAGAAGCTGCTCTGCTCAAGAAAAGAGGCGGTTCAGGAACAGAAAACCCTGAAACAGGATTGCCTGAGTTTTTTGTAATTTCTGATGATTATGCTTATGGCTCAGATTATGCAAAAGCAAGCCCTTCAACTAAATCATCTTTTTCATACGATGATGTTGATTTTGCTCCGACTACTGGAGAAAGTTTTTCTTTTCCATCGGTAAACAATTTTGATTCTAATTACTTTACTCCGGTAAACAATCTTAGTTCTGAATACTACACCGCCCCTCCTCCTTCTCAGCAATATTCTTTGTCTAAGGGAGATAATATTGGTTTGAATTACGGATCAACTGTAGGTTTGAAGCCAGAGGGATATTCACAATTATCTGCTCCTCAAGCAGCTATTCCGTTACCTTCGGCAGGTTCTGAATTTACGAGAG